CATTTTCTTTTGATAAATGACACATAATAACGTTCTGCAACTGATCTGACGCATTGGCTTTCACAAATTCGCAAGCTGTATCAATGCTCATGTGTCCCCGGACAACATGATTTTTCTTTGCATCGTCACCAGACAGCAATTCCTGGTCATAATTGACTCCCAGGAGAATGTGATTGACATTTTTGAACCGCCACTTCACAAATTCGCAGTCCGTAATGTACAACATTCTTCCTATTTCTGTATGTTCAATCATAAATCCATATATCGGGCAAGGTGTTCCGTCTGCGTCTGTATGCGTCCAGTTTCCGTCTATTGTTGTTAAATCAAATGGTTTTGTTATAAACTCTCCTATCTTCATTGTTCTCATATAGGCAACTTCTGAATATAACCCATATATTGATATTCCAATTTTCCTAAAATCTTTTACCGACTTGCTATGATCAAGGTGCTTATGGGTGCATAACACACCCACGACATTCTTAATGTTCCAGTTCAGTGCCTTTTTGATTTCCATAATCGGTATTCCGCAGTCCAAAATCAGTGTTTCCCCGCTGCCTGCAATTAGCAAATAGCAGTTGCCAGTGCTTCCGGTTGAGACTGTTTTCAGAATCATACTTTCACCTCATCGTCTGCTGGAAATAGGAAAACCTTAGGATTATCAAAAAACGTATAAAAGCTATTACCATTTGTTGCCTGAGCAAATTTCAAATACGCTTCTCTCAACAATTCCATTACTTTCAGTGCTTTTTCTTTTGTAGAATACTTTCCTAGTATTAGGCACTCTTCATCTCCAACAAATTGAATTTTTACATTGTTTTCGTTGTATGGATCAAGAAAAACCACACTCTTGTCATATGGATAGTCCATACTCCTATCCTGTGAAATTACTCTCATTTTATCCCTCCTGCATGAACTCCGGCATTGCCTGCTGACCGTCCGGTTCGGTCACTGTTCCAGCAGTTTCTTCCGGTTCAAAATCCACAGAATTTGCATTCTGAACGATCTCTTCATGAGCCTGCTCCTGTACATCTTCAATCTTGTATTCTTTGAAATCACCATCAATAATCTCTTCTTTTGTGTACAGACCCATAGTCAGTTCCGGGCAATTAAGACTGGAAAAGAAAGATGCTGCTCTGTAACGAAGCATCAGCTGTGGCATGGTTTTCCATTTACTTCCGTTTTTGCTAAGCCATCCCTCTGCTCTAGCCATGTCCATGTCAACCGTCATACCTTCAACTTTTCTACCATTCTTCATTACCCATGCTGTGCAAGAAAATGGCTTTCCATCCTTGTCCTTTTTCTCCTCGAACTGTAATTCTGTATCAAATTTTCCGCTGTTATTGATCGCAGCAATCAAAAACTTGGAACTCCATGACGGTCTTCCCTGAATCACATTAAGATTCTGCATTACCATAAGTGGACTTACGTGTAATCTCTGCGCCTGTTCAATGGCAATCAGACAGTTTGCTTCATTTCTCTGGAACGTTTGTGGCACTATGGTTGAGCTTGACAATGCTTTTGCCATCTGCATAGCCATAATGAAGTTATCGGACGTTCCAAAAATTCCAAGGCTGTAATCCGTCACTTTATTTCTTGATACTTCTCTCTTTTCCTCTGTTACTGCTACCTGTGTATCTGCCATAATCACTTATTCCTCCAATAATTCTTTTACATATAAATCCATCGAATATAACATTAGCATTTTCTTGAATATCTTTTATCAATAGGCGTACTCAATGCCTTATCAATGCTCCATCCCATATGTAATCTCTTTGCTAACGAATCTCTGGAAATCCCTATAATTCTAGCCCATTCAGATATGCTTTTTTTCTTTCCGTTATACTCAATAAACTTCGCATGTCTGCTATTATTGTTTTGAACCAAACTAGTTACCCATCTACAATTTTCTGGACAATAGTTTCCATTATTATCAATTCTGTCAATAGTTAATTCTTCCGAATATCCGTTTTTCAATGCCCAATCTAAAAAATTTACAAATCCATTTTCTCCTAGCCATTGATCGCACATTCCAATTCCTCTTCCACCATAATTTTCATATTCTTTCGCATACGTTTTATAACATCTACTTTTAATATTGTTGTATATACGATATAACCTTGAGTCAGAAAATCCGTGTTTTTTATTAAATCTATTTCCCGTACCTAATCACCTCCTGCAAAGTATGCTCTGCCAGATCCTTTGCTTTCAGAATTACTTTTAGTTCTGTTTCTGGCATTTATTTTTCCTCTGATTCAAAGATTGCAGAAGAAAAGATACAAAATGGGCGAACACCACTGCTGAAGTCGTAATCGCCGCCGATGACATCGCCGGTCGGAGCAACAACGGTAACACTGTTTTTGAAGCCATTGCAAGGTGTACTCCACGGAGAAATCAACCAGAACCAATCGTCTGTATTTGGAATGAGCTTTCTATATTTCCGGTACTCGTCCACTGTCAAAAGTGACACTTTATCATCACAGGTTCCGTACTCCGTCTGGCCGTCCAAAGAAAGAAGATTTCTTTCAAATCCTATCAGATTACCTGCTCCGATTTCTGATTCAATCTTTTTCAAAAATTCTTCATTCAAATACTTCCGAAGATTGCTGGTTCTCCAGTCATTGTTTTCAGAGCTGAATTTCATTTCACCTATAGAATCAGACAGGCAAACATAACCGTCAGTTGTGATATCAATAATCTTCCAATTAACTCCTGCCAGTTCAAATGTTTCGCCAATAGTAAGAAATTTGGAAAATTTCTTGTTACATTCTACTTTCTGGCCGCTTCTCAGCTCTTCCATTTCTTTTTTTAACACATCAATCTGTTCCTGCAATGCTTTCATTGTTAATCCCATTTTCATTCTCCCTTCGATACAAAGATATTAGATTTTAAGATACAAAACGGGCGAACACCACCGCTGCGGCCGCAATAGCCGTTGCTGAAAAAGCCGGCCGGAGCAACAACGGCAATTGAATATTTCCATCCTCTGTCTTCTGTACTCCAAGGTGTGCATGTCCACCACCAACCATTAAGGTTTTTATTAACCAGTAAATTGTTGTACAGTCTGGCTTCGTCGAATGTGATTGGTCTGACTTTGCACTTGAATCCTCCGAACTCATCCTGCATATCTACACTTGTCAGATCAACCTCATGCTCAATAAGGTTTTTTGATCCGACCTCCACCTCAATAACCGGCTGGATCAGATTCTCGATAACCTTTTTCAGATTTGACTCTTTATAGTTTCTCGAATCCTCATCAAATTTCACATTTTCAGCCATGAATCCTTTGGAAATTACTGCTGTTTCCTCTCTGCACTGCATCAGTACAATAAAATCATGCTCTCCAATTTTGAATACATCTCCCGGATTTAAAGCTGAAAGCTGCACTTTCGACTGTTTTTCCTCTTCTTCCAGCTTCTTAACCAATTCTCTTGCCATATCCAATGCTTTACTCATTTTTACTCCTCCACTTTTAATTCTTTTCCATCATTTACGATCAGCATAATCAGCTGTCCGTCCACCATATCAATAACTTTCTTCTGATTTTCGGAGTCCAACGACTCACAATCATCCAACCAGATCGGCACTGAAATTCCTTCGATTTTCTGGATGCTCCGGCAAATATCCAGTTTTCCGAGAATCCGGTTTCCCTTATTGCTGATGGTGGTCAGAATGGACTTTCCATCAACCTGTGGAATGCATACAGATTTATAATTGCCGTTCTTTGCATTCTCGAACAACTTCCACTTAACCAGTCCAAAATGGCTGTTGATTTCATCGGAAAGCAGCTCGTTTTTCTTCTTTTCCAGTTCTGCCAGAAGGTCAAGGATATGCTCTGCATCCGTCTTTTTCTGTCCCATGTCAAGCTTTCTTGCTTTCAGTTCTTCCAGACGTTCCTCTTCCATAGAAGTATCCGACTGTGCAATTTTCTGTTCGCTGGTTCTCAGCTGCTCGTTCAGATTCGATTCTTCCTGTTTAAGCTGTTCTTTCAGATCAGAAGCGTTTCCAAACTGTTCCAGGTACTTTTCCTTTTCAGCAATCTGGTTCTGAATTTTCTTATATTCTTCATTAACGGAAATATCCGCAGCAACCGGAATTTTTGCTTCTTTTTCTTTGAGAAGTCGAATCTCTTCTTCAATATTTCTGATATCTTCAGTTGTCTCTTTCAAAGAATCATTTAGTTTCTCGACTTCCTG